GGGATTAACAACAATCCTAATCCTACTCAAATAGAAAATTTGAAAGCACTTGCTGTAAATATTTTACAACCAGTGCGTAGTGAGTTTGACAAACCTCTTATTATTAGTTCGGGATTTCGATGTGCAGAGTTGTGCATTGAAATAGGATCAAAAATTACCAGCGAACATTGTGCAGACAATAAATCAGCAGCAGCTGACTTTGAGATTCCAGGAGTAGATAATAAAGTATTAGCACAATGGATAAGAGATAACCTCATTTGGAATCAGATTATCCTTGAGTTTTACAAAGAAGGAGAACCATCATCAGGGTGGGTCCATTGCAGTTATTCAACAGATTTAAATAAAAAAGAATCATTAATTGCTTACCGAGAAGATGGCAAAGTAAAATACAAGCCCTGGTCTTGACATTAATAATATAAAGATTATATATGCTGCAGGTGCACAATAACGTGGCCAATTAAACTTGCTTAAATAAGGAGGATAATATGACAGCATTAGATTTAATAAATAAGTTCAATAAAGACGTTTGGAATCACACAGACAGAATGTTTGGTGATACATTTGACTCTATCTTTGATAGTTGGTCAAAAGTACAATCGTTTCCATTTTACAATGTAGTAAAATACGGAAAAGGTGAATATGGCATTGAGTTAGGACTTGCAGGCTTCAACAAGAAGAATGTTAAAGTTCAATATCAAGATGGTGTATTAACTGTTTCTGGTCAAGTAGAAGATAAAGAAAAAGACTACATTGAAAAAGGTTTAGCAGCTAGAAAATTCTTTAAACAATTTGCATTACACGATAAAGCAGTTGTTAATGATGCTAGTATGGAAGATGGTGTATTAACAATCAAACTTGGTGTTAATGAACCAGAAGAAATTAAACCTTTAGATATAAAAATTAAATAATTATATCCAATCTTTAAGTTCATCGCCAGTAATCTTACTGGCGATGTTCATTTTACCACGAAGAGCTTTTACTATTTTTTCATCTACTGTATTCTCAGCAATAATATCAATGTAAGTCATTTTTCTAGTTTGACCCGCACGATTGATTCTAGCTTCTGATTGAATTCTTTTTTCATAGTCATAACCATTTGCATAATAAACCATTACATTAGCTCCAGTTAATGTAATTCCATAACCACCTGTTTGAGGTGTTCCAATAATAAATCTAACTTTACTATTTGGATCTTGAATTTGTTTAATTGCATCTTGTCTTTCCTCATTTGTTGTATCACCATAATAAGTAACATAAGAATCTTTACCAAATTGTTTTTCAACAGCATCAACAATTGCTTCTATGTCATGTCTATAGTGGGCCCAAATAACTGCTTTATTTTCTACTTCATCCAATATATCTATTAAAGCAGATAATCTTTCATTTTTTACATTTTTAATTGTACCATCATCAGCTGTAAAGTGACCACAAGTTATTTGATGTAATCTCATTAACTGAACCATAGCAGATTGTGTTGTCATTTGTTTACCTTCTAATTCTGCTAATGCTAACATCTTCATTTGATTATAAAGTTTTTGTTGTTCAGGAGTTAATTGAATAATACGTTTTGTGTAAGTATAATCAGGAAGATCTAAACAATCTTCTTTTAAACAACGAAAAGAAAAAGGCTCTAGTAATTCTGATAGCTCACCAAGATTTTTATAACCCACAACTATCTGAACAGAACGGCCACCAAAGTTTGCTGTTCTCATTGTAGCGTACCGTGTTCTAAATGTGTAATAAGAAGAGTGTCCTAATAAATACTCATCTAAAAATTCACATTGTTTATATAAATCTAAAGGTGATTTAGTTACTGGAGAACCAGTTAATATTCGTCTATATTTTGCATACTTACCTAGTGCTACAATATTTTTTGTTCTTTTAGCATCTGGATTTTTAATAGTAGTAGACTCATCAATAGCCATTAAAGTTTCATGGGTATTAATAAATTTAGCAGCAAACTCTAAACCTTTTTTAGTAGATAATGCTTCAACATTCATAACTAATATGTGTAGTTTTTCTGTAGGCTCAAAAAGAACTTTTAATAAACTTTCTTGTTTTTGATTTATTAAAGACTTCCATAGGACCATATCTTTTTCAATATGAGATACCATATGAACAGGTATTTCTGTTTCATACCAGTTTTGGTATACGCCTTTAGGTGCAATAATTAATGCTCCATTAATTTTACCTTTGTCATAAAGCATTGAAATATTATCTATAAGTACTTTTGATTTACCCGTACCCATTTCCATAAAGTATGCAAATACTTCTTTTTCCCACGATTTTTCTAACGCAGTTATTTGATGTTTATATGGTTTAGTTTTAAATTTATAATTCATAATTTTTATATATCTTTCTTATTGACTAGTTATATAATCTTTAATATAAGCTTTGTCAATGAAAGAAAATCAAAAGGATAGTCCTATAGTTTATATCTTACAGGAATTACCTGGAACTAGTTCTGGTAAACCAAAAATAAATATTATGAGTGCACAAAAGTATGGCAAGTTTGTCACATTGTTGCCAGAATTTAGCCAAATTATTTTGTCACCTGGTCCTTTAGTTTTTAAATTAAAAAAATTATTAAAAAATTATACAGTTAATGATTATTTACTACTTACAGGCGATCCTGCAATTATTGGAGTGGCGTGCTCAATTGTCGCAGAAAAAACAAATGGTAGATTTAACCTCTTGAAATGGGACCGACAAGAGTTTACATACTATCCAGTAGAAATAAACTTAAATGAAAAAGGAAGGATAAATGATACTTGATGAAAAATGGAAAATAAAAAATAAATTGTATAAAATGAAAGATAAAAAGATACAACTAGAAAGATTTATAAAGAACTCAGAACCAAAAATAGAAATTTTAAAAAAGGTTAATTTTTTTAAAAGATATGAAGATGAAAGTTTTTTATTTTATATTTGTAGTATAATGTTTTTAATATTTTTAAAACTTGACATGATCGTAGAATTTTATTATAGAAGATATGTGAGTTTTAAAAATTTAAAACTAGCAAAGAAAGAAATAGAAACACTAACAAAGGACATAGAGCAATATGAGCGATATTAATTTTGAGCAAGATAAAACAGAATCAATTAGTAATACTAATGATGCTAAATCTTTAGCTGATCAAGTTGTTAAGTTAAAAGAAGTTGAAGATAAAATTAAAATAACAGAAGAAAATTTAAAAAAATTAAAACAAGAAGAGGAAGTTCTTTCTGGAGAAATCATTCCTACAATGATGACAGAAATGAATATCTCTACATTAAAATTAGCAGACGGATCAGCAGTAGAAGTAAAACCCGTCTACGGTGCTTCAATTCCTGTAGCAAAAAAGGAAGAGGCATTTAACTGGCTTCGAAACAACGGCCTGGGTGATCTTATTAAAAATGAGGTTACTGTTTCCTTTGGTCGTAACGAAGATAACAAGGCAATTGCTTATGCAAACCTTGCACAAGGTCAGGGGTTTCAACCCGTCCAGAAGTTAAAGGTTGAACCCATGACACTTAAGGCGTTAGTCAGAGAGCGTATCGAGTCTGGACAAGATATGCCCTCTGAACTATTTAATGTGTTCGCAGGAAACAGAACAAAAATTACTCGAAACCAATAAGGAGGAAAAATGAGTAACGAATCAATGCAAAAGAAACAAGGATCAAGTACCAATGCTATAGCAGAAAAAGTTGCAGCAGGTGCGCTATCTGTAAATGTCTTTGAGGCAGATGCAGATAAAGGATTAAGTAATATAGGTCATGAAGACTTAGCATTACCTTTCCTAAAAATACTAGGACAATTATCTCCAGAAGTTAATAAAAGAGATGGTAAATATGTTCAAGGTGCAGAACCTGGAATGATTTATAACTCTGTAACAGGAGAATTGTTTAATGGTGAAAAAGGAGTTGAAGTCATTCCTTGTCATTACAAATTAGAATATATTGAATGGCAAGATAGAGGCGAAGGCTCTGGTGCTCCAGCAGCAATTCATCCTTCATCTAGTGACGTCTTAACTAAAACAAAAAGAGATGGTTCTTTTAAAGATAGATTACCAAATGGTAACTATATTGAAAAAACAGCTAGTCACTTTGTAATAGTTAATTCAACTGTTCCATCAACAGCTTTAATTGCCATGAAATCAACACAATTAAAGATTAGTAGAAAATGGAATAGTATGATGTCTAGTATAAAGATGAAAGGCAAAAACGGTATGTTTACACCAGCATCTTATAGTCATGTATATAAATTAAGAACAGTTCAACAATCGAACGACAAAGGTACATGGTTTGGATGGGAAATTAGTAAAATTGGTCCAGTGCAGGATGCTGCATTGTATCAACAATCTAAGTCGTTTGCAGAAAGCATTTCTAAAGGAGATGTTAATGTAAAACATGGTGAGCCTGAATCAGAAAAAAAATCTGAATCCCACTTCTAAGCTGGTCAATAAACATGGGCGAGAATATCGCCCATGTAACATACAGAAATATGGAAAAAGAATTTATAAAAGCATTTACAGGTTTACAGAGAAATTTTGGTGTAGCTGATTTACAAAACACTGAAATAGATACATCTAGTGGAAAAGTTAAACCAGTTTATGGTTGGACAGGTAGGCCATTAACTGAAACTAATTATTTAAACCATTTAAATGGTAGACAATCTATAGGTATTCAACCTTGTGATGATCAAGGTATGGCTAGATTTGGAGCTATTGATATAGACGATAAACAACATTCTTATAAAAATTTTCCTTTTAAACAATACCTGGACACAATAGCAAAATATAAATTACCTTTAGTACCTGTTAAATCTAAAAGCGGTGGATTACATTTATATGTATTTTTAAAGGAACCTGTCAAAGCTGTATTTATAAGAAATTTTTTAGAGAAACTTTTATTTTGTTTAAAACTACCAACTAACATTGAGATATATCCAAAACAAACTGAACTTGGTAAAGATGATGATGGTAATTTAATTAATGGTCAATTTATAAATCTTCCTTATTATAATAAAACAGAAAGAAGAGGATTTAATTTAGATGGTACACAATTTTCTTTTGAACAATTTATAAAAGTTATTGAGTCAAATACATTTACAGCAGATGAGTTAGAAGATTTTTCCATTGAACATGTAAACCAAATGTTAAAAGGTGGTGCAGAAGAATTTAGAGATGGTCCTCCATGTTTACAGAGAATGACTATTGATAAGTTATCTGATGGCAGAGATAGGTTTTTATATAATTATATGATTTTTGCTAAAAAGAAATACCCAGATAATTGGGAGGAAATGGTTAGAGCAGCACCAAGTAAATATTTTCAACCAGATGCAAATGGAGTTGTAGATTGGACAGAAGATAAAACTAAAAAGAAACTAAACTCTTGGAAAAAAGAAACTAAAGGTCACACATGTAATGATGATCCTATTGTTAATTTCTGTATGAAAAGTGTTTGTAGAAATAGACAGTTTGGATATTTGTCAGATAAGAAAAGAGTTTTTCCATCTTTATCAGGTCTTCAAAAAATAACTTATAAAGAACCAGAATATACTTTCAATGTAACTTTACCTGATGGAGAAACTACAAAAGAAGTTAGAGCAAAAAATATAAAACAGATTCTTATATTGGATGAGCTTAGAGCAATCATAGGTAATGCTGCTGGTATCATACCGCCTAAAATAAAACAAAATGAATTCCAAGATATATTAGATGGGTTATTTCCACCTAAAATGATCACTCCTCCACCTAAAGGAACTTCAGAGGAAGAAGTTTTAGAAGAATATTTATTAGAATATTTACGAGGACCAAAAGCAGAAAACTATTCTGCATTTAAAAGTGGAGCTACTTTAATTGATGGAGATAGAGCATTCTTTGTATATAAAAAGTTTTTCAATGTATTAAAGAATAAAGAATGGAAAGAGAAAGCAGATAAAACTGCAGAGATGATGCAGACCTTATTTAAAGCTGAATTTCAAGTTAAAAAAAGATTTCCTAAAAAATCTGATTCAGATAAGGAGAACCCAGTTGTTAGTTGTACAAGTGTTCCGGTAAATATTTCTGATCTAACAATAGTAGAACCAGAATTAGTAGTTGGAAAAGATAAAAAGGATATTTTTTAATATGATTATAAAAATATTTGGACCTCCAGGAACAGGTAAAACAACAACATTATTAAATCATGTTAAAGAATATTTAAAGAAAGGTGTTAAACCATATAAGATAGGTTACTTTGCTTTTACTAAGAAGGCAGCTAATGTAGCTAAAAGTAGATTGATAGAAGATCCTTCTTTAGACTTACAGAAAAAAGATTTAATTCATTTTCAAACATTACATTCTTTAGCTTTTCATACAATGAATATGTCAGAAGATAGAGTTATGCAGGATGTTCACTATGAACAAATAGGTAAAGATTTAAATTTAAGAGTTACAGATAATGGTGATGAGTCTGGATATTTAAGTTTCAATAGTGAATATTTTAAAATTATAAATAAAGCTAGAGTTAAAAATACTTCAGTAGAAGAAGAATTTAATAGCAATGAATGGAGTAGAGATATTGATTATGAAACATTAGGTCACGTTTATTTAAATTTTAATTCATTTAAAAACCATAATAATCTATACGATTTTACTGATATGGTTACTTCTTTTGTAGCTAATCCATTAAAGTGTAAGGAGTTTGATGTAGTCTTCATAGACGAGGCTCAAGACTTATCTCCTATTCAATGGATGATGTATGACATCTTAAAAACAAAATCTAAAGATATTTATTTAGCAGGTGATGATGACCAAGCTATTTTTGCCTGGGCCGGCGCAGATGTAAATCGATTTTTAAATGAACCAGCAGAAGAACAAATACTAAACAAATCTGAACGAGTGCCACTACTTGTACAGAACTTATCGAATACAATTTTAGAAAGAATAAGTAATCGTAAAGAGAAAAAATATCTAGCTAAAGAAGGCAATGAAGGAAAAGTAGAATATATTTATGACACAGAAAATTTAGACTTAACTAAAGATGAGTGGTTAATACTTACAAGAACTACTTATAGACGCGATAAAATTTGCGAAAGTTTAAAGGAAAACAATATATATTACAAGAATAAATTTGGTAAAAGCTACGATACAAAATTATATAAATGTATATTAAAATGGGTTGAATTATGTAATGGAAAACCTGTATCATCCCAAGATGCTAGAGACATTTATGATTATTTAAGTGAGTCCTTTCCAGAAAAAAAATTAGCAAATAAAACAGAAATATACCTTAATGACATTGGGTACACTAAAAATGATATGTGGTATCAAGTGTTTGTAAATGCAAATCAAGATGAGTGTATTTACATAAGAAATTTATTAGCAAATAAAGAAAGATTATCTGACGAACCTAGAATAGAAGTATCTACAATTCACGGAGCAAAGGGTGGTGAATGTAAAAATGTAATTCTAGTATTAGATAATGCAAAGAGAATACGAGACTCAATGGAAATCAATCAAGAGAAACAAGACGAGGAACATAGAGTTTGGTATGTAGGTGCAACAAGAGCCAAACAAAACTTGTATTTATTAAAACCAAAAAAAGAAAGATATGGATATCAATTATGACAAATAAAAAAATGTTTGATACAGCATTTCCACAAAGTAGGCAGGTAGGCGGAAGTCACTATAAAGATTTTCACATACAGCCTTATGAGTTTATTTCTAAAAATAATCTCTCGTTCTTTCAGGGGAACGTTATTAAATATGTTTGTAGATATTTAAATAAAAAAGGTATAGAAGATCTAGAAAAGATAATTCATTATTGTGAATTAGAGATATTAAAAATGAAAGATGACAACAAGTAAATGTATTGATTGCAATAAAAGAGATATTGCATTTGATTGTCTTTATTATTGTATTATTTGTTATTATAAATTATTAAAAAAAGGAAAAGTATGAAAGAAAAAGGAAGAAGATGGGACGGTAGATCACGAATATCTACTGAACTATATAAAAAAAATTTTGATGATATTTTTAAAAAGAAAAATGTAATGACGGAAAAAGAATGGGAACAAAAGTTAACAGGAAAAAAAGGAAATAAAAATAATGTTTAAATGCTTTCATTGTAAAAAAGAATTACTTTGGCAAAATGATTTTGATACTGAGGATACATATCCTGATTCAGAACATCAAATAGTATCTATGTATCAATGCACTAATAAAGAATGTGAAGCTTGGTATGAAGTTTACACACATAAAAAGGAGAATAAATAATGATAGTGCCTATATTTGAAGCACAAACAGAATGGACAGAACCAGAGGAATATCCAGATTTAAGACAATACGACGAAATAGCTGTTGACTTAGAAACAAGAGATCCAGATTTAAAATCAAAAGGATCAGGTTCAGTAATTGGTAATGGTGAAGTGGTTGGTATAGCTGTAGCTGTACCAGGTAGAAAATTTTATTTTCCTATTGCTCACGGATCAGGACCTAATATGGATAAGAAGAGAACATTAGAATGGTTTAAGGATACCATGGCTACTCCTGCTACAAAAATATTTCATAATGCAATGTATGACGTATGTTGGATTAAACAAATGGGAATTAAGATTAATGGAATTATTGTAGATACAATGATTGCAGCATCCCTTATAGATGAAAATAGATTTGCTTATTCTTTAAATGCAGTGTCTTGGGATTATTTAGGTTACGGTAAATCAGAAGCTGCCTTGAATGAAGCGGCAAAAGCAAGAGGATTAGATCCTAAAGCCGACATGTGGCAACTACCTGCAATGGAAGTAGGATCATATGCAGAGAAAGATGCCGAACTTACGCTATCCTTATGGCAAATATTTAAAAAAGAAATTGTACACCAGGATATAGAATCTATTTTTAATTTAGAAACAGATTTATTTCCTTGTTTAGTTGATATGAGATTTAAAGGCGTTCGAGTAGATTCTCAACGAGCTCATATATTAAAGAAACAATTAGTAGAGCAAGAAGAAAAATTGTTGTTAGAAGTAAAAAAAGAAACAGGAATAGAACCTCAAATATGGGCTGCAAGAAGTATTGCGAAAGTTTTTGATAAACTTTCTTTGACATACGATACAACTGAGAAAACAAATTCACCTTCATTTACTAAAAATTTTTTGTCTGAACACCCTAATCCTATTGTGCAAAAGATAGCTAAAGCTAGAGAGATTAATAAAGCTCATACTACCTTTATTGATACCATACTCAGATTTGAACATAAAGGTAGAATTCATGCTGAAATAAATCAAATAAGATCCGATCAAGGTGGTACTGTAACAGGAAGATTCAGTTACAATAATCCTAATTTACAGCAACTACCTGCAAGGAACAAGGACCTAGGACCAATGATTAGATCTTTATTTTTACCGGAAGATGGTTGTACCTGGGGTTGTTTTGACTATTCGCAACAAGAACCAAGACTTGTGGTACATTATGCGGCATTACATAATTTTCCTTCTGTGTATGATGTAGTAGAAGAGTATAAAGAAAATACAGATACAGACTTCCACCAAACAGTAGCTGATATGGCCCAGATACCAAGATCGCAAGCTAAAACAATTAACTTAGGATTGTTTTATGGAATGGGTAAAGCAAAACTACAAGCAGAGTTAGGTGTATCAAAAGAAAAAGCTGCAGAGTTGTTTGAACAGTATCACGCAAAGGTTCCATTTGTTAAACAGTTAATGAACTCAGCATCTAATAGAGCCCAGGAACGAGGTCAGATAAGAACATTACTTGGTAGACTTTGTAGATTTCATTTATGGGAACCAAATCAATTCGGTATGCATAAAGCAATGACTCATGAAGATGCACTCAGGGAACACGGACCAGGGATCAAGAGAGCTTACACTTACAAAGCTTTAAATAAATTAATCCAAGGTTCTGCTGCTGATATGACAAAAAAAGCTATGTTAGAATTATATAAAGAAGGCATAGTTGCTCATATTCAAATTCATGATGAATTAGATTTATCTGTAGAATCAGAAGCTCATGCTAAAAAAATTATAGAAATAATGGAAAATGCTATTTCTTTAGAAGTACCAAACAAAGTAGATTATGAATCTGGGAAAACCTGGGGCGATATTAATGGATAAATATCTTGACTAGAAAATATTAATCTTTAAAATATCTAACTTCGCACGAATTAATTCTGCGCTAATCAACACTAACTGGAGAATATATTGTGAATAAACAATGTAATAAATGTAATCATAGGTGTCACTGTCT